GGACAAAATCGCTATGACAAGGTGGTAAGTTTCTTGAACCGTAACGAACCAAAAATCATACAGGAACTTAGAAGAGACCAAAATATTATGAAGCCCTACTTTGATATCACGCAAACACTGTTAAGAGAGTGGGAGGATATTGACCCAAAATTAACAGAGGGGTACAAGAGGTATAAGGCTTCAATAACTCCAGACGTAGTTCTGAGAGAATATAGATATCTTAAAGCGGCTATTAAATCTATTGCGAATGCGAAAGCTAAATTTCTTGAACATAACCCGGAAATAAGAAGATTGCTGGTTAAATGGGGTTATCTAAAAGCAACAAAATATGAACAACTTCAAATAGTCGCAGAGAGAGAGTAGATAATGGATATCCGTTGTCCTGCCTGTGGGCGGTTGCTACTGAAGCGCTTTTCAGGTCAACAGGTAGAAGTCTATTGCCAGCACTGCAAGGTAGAAGCATATTTGAAGTGGAGAAAGTTGACAGTTGCTCCAAGTAATGGTACTTCTGTAGTGTCGAACAACTAAATATTGCGCTCCAATAAGCGAGCCGCTTTCTTAACACCATGCGTGTAAAGAGGCGGCTTTTTGTATTCTGGGCAACCCACTAGGCAACCCCAGGGAAAGTAGGAAAGAAGATGGTAACAGGAAATGATGCGGCAACCCCGGCTCCTGAGACACAGTCTCCTGAGACACAGGTAGAAGGGCAACCCGAGGAACAGGGTATACCAGAAGCTGATATAGATTGGAAGGCGAGGGCAGAATCTGCTGAAGAGCAAATATCTCGTTTAACCAACACTGTCAAATCCGAGCAAGGTAGAAGGAGTGATCTTCAGAAACAGGTGACAGATATCTCCGGTCTTCGTACAGAAATGGACGAAGTAAGAGGTGAACTGTCAACTCTTCCTGATATTCTCTCCGCTGCGATTGAGATGGCAGCATCGGATGACAAGGAAGGTGCGAAGGAAAGGCTCTCAGAAGTACAGGAAGATGCTAGGAAGAAGAAAACTGAAAATGTCTGGCGTTCCAAGCATGACAACCGTGGTAATAAGATGACCACGCTACTCAATGAAATGGAAGAAGGCGTTAAGAATGATTTCTCTTCCAGGTGGAGAACTGCACTTCAAACAGAATTTGATAAGCCGGTAGAAGAAAGAGACGTTATGGTCTTTGATGATCTTTTACTGGAAGCCCAGGATAATCTACATGGTCGGCAACTGGCTGAAAAAGATGAGGCACTTGCTGCAAAGGATAAGCAAATCGAGGCAGCAAAATCGAACTTTGAAGAAGAGTACGATGTGCATAACGTAGATACCGGACGATCATCAGGACGAAGTGGTAATTCTTCTTTCGATTCATTGAGACAATCAGATAAACGCAAGATGGGCCTAAACGAGTTACAGGAGCATAAGCAGAAAGTGCTAGATGCAATGGCTCGTGAGGCTCCAGCCTAAGTAGGAGGAATAACTCATGGCTGATATGACAGGAACGACTATGGCAACATGGTTGCCCGAACAGTGGTCTGAACTGGCTACTATTACATACCGAACAAACGTGGTTTTACCGAACTTGATGGACAGGCGTTGGGAACCGGAAGTTGGGGTAGGGCGTGGAGACACGGTCAACATCCCTAATTTCACACAGAACACTGCTGCTACCAAGCGTTCTACGTTTGGCACAGGTGCTTCTCTGACCTTTGATGCCGTTACAGAGTCACAGACCCAGCTAGTTGTTAACCAGTTGGCATACAAGGCATTCCGTATGCCGGTTGAGATGTCGGCACAAACCATGCCTAGCTATGTAACTATGCTAACCGATGGTATAGGCGAGGCTTGTTCGATCAAGATTGACAGTGAGCTGGCAAGTGACAATTCCAATGGCCTTGATGCTTTTACCGCTATTGGTACTGATAATGTGGATATCACTGAAGATACTCTTCTAACTGGTGAGACCAACCTGGGCGATAACAATGCGCCCCTCGAGAACAGGTATCTCGTGGTTTCCCCGGCTTCAAGGGCATCCTTGCTGAAGATAGAATCATTCCGAAATGCTCTTTACCAGAACACGTTGGGTGGCATAGACGGTAGTAGGGGACGAGGCTATCTAGGCCACGTTTATACCTATGACGTTTACGAGTCCAACAACCTCGAGGATGGTACAAGTGGCAAGAAGAATGCATTGTTCCACCAGGAAGCAATTGCCTATGCGGAACAGAAGGCGCTTACAATGGTACAGGACCTCAATATTGAGGATGGCCTGTTCAACCAGTTCGCTGGTTTCGTTGTATACGGCCACAAGATGGTCAAGTCTGCATTCGGACGAGAGGTAGCTGGTAAGTAAATGGGCCGAAGTGTAGATAAAACCCTTGAGCAGAATGGATGCTGGCAGACTGCGGTGTTTACCGTCCCTGCCGAGGTATCTGATGATCGTGTCCAGTTCTCTGCGAGTAAGTACAAGCAGAGATTCGGTGATACTCTCGAGGCCCAGGGGTGGACGGTTCTGTCGATGAACGAACCTGTCCTTGATACGCGAAAACGAGTGGGCGTGACGGCCCCGGATCGGAGACCGTACATGGTTTCTGCCTGGTGCCGCCGCGCCCCTCAACAAATTAAGGTTGATATACCAGACCACGCCGTCCCAGATATGAAAAACATGGGTCTAGCGTTGGCAGAGTAAAGGAGGACCTGTAATGGGTTTAAGAGTTCCCTATCCGACAGATGGAAAGATTGACCAGTTTGGATTCAGGCGTGAAGTAGACCTCTGGGCGCCATCCTCGTTTGACTATGATGTTTTCGAGGATAAGTTCTGGGGAGACGCGATTCTAGGTGAGTATCCTGCGGCAAAGACCAACGGTGCGAGTGCTGCGGTTACTTTTACCGAACATAATGAGAATGCTTATCTTGATTTGATTTCCGGTACTTCTGACAATGGCTATGCCGGACAGGGCATGGGATTGCAGTTCACCGGTGACCGTGGCTGTATGAGTGAGTTCATAGTAAGAACTCCAGCCGCAGTTACAACGATGAAAATAGAGGTTGGATTTTCGGATGCTGACGATGACGCAGGAGCAGTCAACGTCAAGGCAACTCCAAATGCAACGGCAGCAGACTATGCCGTATTTGTAGCAGATACAGACGATGACACTGTTATAGCGTTCCACTCTGCAAAGGCTGGCACAATCACTGCTACTGAGACTACGGGACTTACAATAGCAGCCAGCACTACATATCGATTTGCAGTACGTGTAGAAGGTGACAATGTAACGGCTTTTTGTAATGGGACGGTTGTTGCAGAGCATAGCGATGCCATAGAGGGTGGCAGTAAACTCACTCCCTGGGTATTTGCACAGGCTCGAACTGGTTCGGCAAGCAGGACACTACAGCTTCACAAGTGGAGGGTAATCCAACCTGCATACTGATCCCTGTAAATAGCCATTTTGCTCCCAGAACGAACGAACGAACGAAAATAAGGAGCTTTGTTTATGAGTGCTACTTACCCGGTGGGGATGACTCGCATACACGGCGAGACTCTCGCACTTAGTACAACGATTGCAAGTTTAGGTATACCGCCTGACTTTCACCAGGCAATAGTGTATAACTCTGCCGATTTCAGGTTGGGGGTATGCCCTGCGTTGCGTGACGTAAACTTCTATGATGCGTCTGCAACAGAGGGAAGCCGTTTTATAAAAGACGGTTCTACGAGTTCCCTGATCAACGATATGACTGACAGGTCAAGTACTACCGGTACTGGAACAGTGATGGACTCGTCTACTACCTCTGACTATCTCTATCTCATGTTTAATGATGTGATAGGTGGTCTCAGGGTTGTGATGAAATCTGCCAATGCCAGTAGTGCTAACCTGGCGGCAGCTTACCGGCAGAACGATGATTCATGGCATAGCCTTAGTATCACAGATGGTTCTGCTTCTGGTGGAGCAACTCTTGCCCAGACAGGCAGTATCACATGGACAGCCCCTACAGACTGGAAGGCAATATCCCTTAATTCGGCTGCTACAAATGCTAACGGTGTACCGAGTGCAAGTAGCCCTCCTGGGAATGATCCTTCCGGTGCTATGGGTTTCTGGCTAAGACTTAGCTGGTCTGGTGCGCTGGACTCCGATACCGAGATACAGGATATCTGGTCACTTAGCAGGGATGCCAACAGGGGATATTTCCGGGCAAACCAGGAATATCATCTAAGCCTTGATCGTTCCAGGGTAGGCTCTATAGAAGCCTTGCTTGCCTCTAGTACAAGTACTGCCCAGATTACATGGGTTAGGACGGTGCACTAATGTCTTATTCGATAAGTTCGGTAGCAGGAGCAGGAGTAGCTGACGATTCAGTTACAGGCGCAAAGATAGTTGATGATGCGGTTGATAGTGAACACTATACCGATGGTTCTATTGATACTGCACATCTTGCAGACAATCAGGTTACCCTGGCTAAGATGGCAGGGCTTGCTCGTGGCAAGATCATATATGGAGATGCTAGTGGTGATCCTGCTGCGCTTGCAGTAGGCAGTGCGAATGAAGTACTGACTCACGATGGAACTGATATATCATGGGCGGCGGCTGGTGGTGGTGCAGTAACAGCCGTTGCAAATGGTGCTGATAATAGGGTTGCTACTTTCAGTTCTTCTACGGCTTTAAATGGTGAAGCCAACTTGATATTCGACGGCGAATTAGGTGTAGGAACTGACCCAAGCTACCCTCTGCACGTAAGCGTGTCCAAGGCTGGGGATTGGTTATCATCTCTGGATAATACTGGCTCGAATCCGTATGCTTTGAGGCTACGAATGACAGCAGCGTCCCCAGATAATAATACAAACATGTTCTTGCAATGTACTGATTCTGGCCCTACCGACAGGCTGAAAATATGGTCAGACGGAGACGTGCAAAACCATGACGGAGCTTATGGGACTTTATCTGATTCACGAATTAAACAGAATGTTGTAAATGCGAATAGCCAGTGGGATGACATAAAGGGTTTAGCGTTTAAGAACTTTAAGAAAATAGATGATGTCGCCAAGTATGGAGAAGGGTCTGCCCCTGTACACATGGGGCTAATCGCTCAAGATTTAGAAGCAACTTCCCCTAATCTAGTCAAAGAATATGCCGCAGATGCAGAGACTGATGGTTTGGTACATGATGATTTTAAGGTTGAAGGGGCTACGGTAAAGGGGATTAAATATTCCATTCTATTTTTAAAAGCCACCAAAGCACTGCAAGAGGCTATAGCTAGAATTGAAACGCTAGAAGATAAAGTCGTTGCGTTAGAGACATAAGAGGCTATATTAAGCATGAATGAAGAGGCGGAACTTTACGAAGACAAGATGACAGAAAAGGATATTGCCCAATTATGCTCAATCAATCCGCTGGCATCCGAACAATTGCGACGCATTGTCGCTGAACGCCAGCGTGATGAATTGGCCCAGCGGATTACGGCCCTGAACGGTGCGGTCAAAGTGGATATTGGGGCTGAAACCGGGGCGACGTAATGGCCGTCACAGAAGCTATTCAGGCTGCATCTGATAGCACCACGTTTGACGAGATGAAGGAACTGATGCTATTTTCTCAACCGCATCAGTCTCCATGTCATGTTTTAAGTTAGATACAGGAGCAACCTCTAGTGGGTACAACTACGAGGCAAGTACTTAGAGAACGTCTGTCACAGGCTATAGGGGATTACTATAGCCTTACTAGCACTGGTTCAGGAGCAGGTGGTGGTACTACTATAGTTGATGCCGATCTTGCTAATCTCACAGAAGATGATGGTGGTATCCAGGGATGGACAATACAGACTTCTGGAAATAATGCTGGAGAAATCAGGCGTATCAAGAACGGTACGGCTGGGTATACTGCATCTTCTACAACCATCACGCTGAACAGGGCCTGTACCAACCAGGTAGCGTCTGGAGTTACCTATGAAATTCACAGGTTTGATCCTACTCGTAAGCATGATGCCATCGAGATAGCGTTAGAGGCATTGTTCCCAACGCTTTATCTCCCGGTTATTGAAGATCTCGTGATAGATGACAGGCTATCAAACAGTAATTTTGAGACATGGACAGGCAGCGCTTTCACGGGTTGGACTGCTACGGGATCACCTACACTATCGCAGGAAACCTCTGTAGTAGCATATCCGGGGTCAAGTGCCGCCAAGGTTGTAGCAGGATCACTGGCACAGCTTACACAGGCTCCTGCAATACCTGTTAATGAAATCATCGGGGAGAGTGTTAAGCTACGATTCTGGGTTTATACAACAGCCGCTTCCTCTGCCCGTATACGAATCGATTTTGGATCGGCTACAGAATCCTCTGACTATCATACCGGCGCTGATCAGTGGGAGTATATTGAACTTGACGCAACCGTTCCAGACGCTGCTACACAGGTACAGGTAGAACTCGAGGTAGCGGCAGGGAAAACGGCATATTTTGATCTTGGATATCTTTCTGTTGGATCGGTAAGCCGGTACACCATTCCAACCTCAATAGTACATGGCCCTCATTTTGTCGAGATGCAAGCTGAAGAACTGAATCCAGGCGGTGCTTATCGAAAGTTCCGATACCCGGTAGAAGGTCGCGTGATGCGGCTTCGGGGAATGGGGCTGTTGTCTCGTCCCTCGACTGACTCCGGTACAACCGAGATAGATGGCCCAAAGGTAAACCTGGTAGTAGCTAGGGCTGCTGAAGCTCTCTTCTCTATGATTAGTGGTGATGAAGATAATACTCGTCACAACCCCGAATGGTGGACTCGAGAATCGATTAGGCTTATGAGTAGGCCCGGAATCCGAATGGCTTCCATGTCTGCTCAGAATGGGTACGGATCGTACACATTCGAGGAGGATTCCAGCGGTAGGTATATACGGCTGAAGGCGCTACGGTAGATGCTAGTAACGCTAAATAGCAAGGACTATGTTGTTCTAGATGATGGCAGGAGACCACCTATACGAGTCTCCAAGATACCACCATTTGCAGAGTTTATTCCTAATGTTGGCCCTTCCAGGCCAGCCGATGTACAGGGCAGGATTGGACTTGCATTCCCTAATCTTTCACTGGGACTGGGCCGTGATCGTATCAATTCCGATTCGGCTAACAAGGTAGATGAGTACCGAAGGTTCTTTGATTCCACGCTGGATACCCGTTTCCCACGGGATATTCGATTGCCAATCCTGGAAGAGGATTCCACCGAGACCGGCCTCGAGGTTATCAGGTGTTCTACTCCCTTTAAGGGAAACCTGTGGGCGCTCTGGCAGGACGCAGGTTCTAAACAAGTAGTATCTCGTAAATTCGTTGGCTCTAGTACTACCTGGACTGCTGGTGGTAACCTTTTTTCGGCATTAACATTTGATGCTACAGCCAGTAGTTCCACTACCTCGGGAACTAGTCTTACGTATTCCCATACGGTGGCATCTCAATCAAACAGAGTACTTGTTGTTGGGGTATACAGTTCGGGGGGAGACCCATCTGGAGTTACTTATGATGGTGATGCTCTTACAAAGTTAACTAGTATCAGTAATGGTTCCAGCTCATACTCCAGTATCTGGTATAAGGCAACACCATCTACAGGATCAAATAGTATTGTTGTTAGTGTATCCTCCGGGCATATCTTTTCTTCATCCGTTTCTTACTACAATGCTGATATAGACACTCCTCTTGCTGATGGGCAGACTGCAAATGGCAGTGGGACAACAAGCACCATCACGGCAAATGCCGGGAATGATGTAATATTTGACGTTCTTGGGGTTGCCAACGGCTCAACATCTCTTTCTATTGGCGCAGGACAAACTGCAAGACAAACACT